ATGTTGTAGTTGAAGGACCACCTACTCTACTAGTATTCTTAGAATAACTAGACATTAACCTTGCTATAGGGGTTGAAGAATCTATAGGATTAGTATATCCATAAGCACCATATATGGGGTTACCATCATATGCAAACCCTATAATAGATGAATGAGATGCTCCATTATCAGTTGCTCTTAGTGTAGTAGGAGAAGCATAGTAAGCATATCCTTGTCCTAAAGATACATCAAAATTCTTTAACCAATATCCATTATCAGCATCTAAGTTTAATTGATTTTTATAATACCTATCCTTTCTCCATTCTTTTATAGAAGCAGTTGCAGTTGCTTTGGTTCCAACTGAAATAATTTCAACTACTACATTTTCTTGAGTATAGAGATTTCCACTATTAACTTTAACAAAGCCTGTTATTTGTCCAGTATTTGAAAATGTGATTCCAGAAACAGTTGCACTACTTACGCTGTTCGACAACGTTAAAACGCCTGATCCGTTAACGCTTAAACCTGTTCCAACAGAAACGCCACCAACAGCACTACTCGTTGCTATAGGGAGGTCGCTGGCTCCGAGAGCTGCGGTCGAAAGGATTAGTCCTTGGGCATTGAACGTGATCCCAGAGCGAGTTCCTGCTGTTATTACGTTATTAATTCCAAGATTTCCACTGGCTACATTTAATGACCGATCAAGATTAGAAGTATTTAATTTTGCTGGCGTAATAGTTGCATCCCTTATCTTCGTTGCACCGTCTAAACCTGTTGAAGAGTTCGTAGATGTCTGGACCTTATCGTTTGTAATTGCTCCATCTTGAACAGACCCAGTAGCTACAGATAAGTTTGCAAGTTCCGAATCTGTTACAGAGTTTGCTGCTAGTTCATTCGCTGTTATGCTATTTGCTACTAATTTTGTATTCGCAATACTTCCTGCTAATTGTGCATTAGTAATTGTTCCAACTAGTGCTGAAGTAGGATAATTTGTTGCGTCACTTAAATTAAAAGCTGGTGTAGTATCAGACGCTCCAAGTGCTACTGTTACTCCTCCAAAGTTAACATTAGACCCTACAAGCTTAGATACATCAATAGATCCCGCTAATTGTGCATTTGTTATCGTACCAACTAAATTAGTAGTTTTATAGCTTGTAGCGTCTGTTAAATCAAAAGCAGGAGTAGCATCTGAAGCTCCTAAAGCAACAGTAATTCCTCCTAAACTTACAGAAGAATTTGCTAATTTAGCATTTACAATTGAACCTGCTAACTGTGCATTAGTTATTGTGCCAACTAAAGAAGAAGTCGGATACCCAGTAGCGTCAGTTAAGTTAAACGCAGGTGTAGCATCCGTTCCACCAAGAGCAATTGTAATTCCACCAAGAGAAATAGTTGAACCAACTAATTTTGATACATCAATTGATCCTGCTAGTTGTGCATTAGTTATTGTTCCTACAAGTTCTGTGGTCTTATAACCAGTTGCATCTGTAAGGTTAAATGCTGGTGTTGCGTCTGTCCCACCAAGACTTACTGAAATCCCTCCAAGAGATACAGAAGAATTAGCAAGTTTACTATTAGCTATTGATCCTGCTAACTGAGCATTGCTTATCGTTCCACTTAGATTTGCTGTTGTATATCCAGTTGCATCAGTAAGATTAAATGCAGGAGTAGCGTCTGTTGCCCCAAGAGCTATTGATACACCGCCTAACGAAACACTTGAATTAGCTAGTTTTACATTTGTTACTGCTCCATCAACTATCGCTCCCGTTGCAACTTGATCTGTTCCTAATGTCCCAACTTTTGCAGCAGGAATTGACGCTGTATCAATTAAAGCTACACCAGCTTCAATAAGATCTTTAACTGTTACCTTTTTTGTTTCCGACGCACTTAAATCGGCAATGGCAATTGGGTCTGTTGCTGCTACACCTGCTTCTGCTAACGCTGGCAGATTACTAATTTCAAGATCAGGCATTTCCCTTAACTAAGAACCAATGAACATATATTACGGCTGATCGAGCAATATGGGACTTTGATCTTCCTGAAGAATCTTATATTCATCTTCCTGTAACAAGTATCCAGGTGTTGCTCCTGTATTTAAAGTGATCACATCAGTCGTTATAAACTCAATTCTTGTCGTTATTTCTTGGCTCGCAGAAACACTAACAGCAACATTTGTTACGACGCACTTAGCTTCGTACCAAACAGTATGAAGAGAAGTGTTTGAATCTTTATAGATATAAAAACGTCCATCAAAGTCTGCTCCTTGCTGAAGACGAATAATTAATTGAGCAAGATAAAAAGGAAATTCTGGATCTTGAACAGCAGTATGATCAGCCAACTCTGAACTGTGTTCCCATAAACAACTTAAAGTTCCTTGACCACTAATTAAACCTGCTTCATATTGCTTTTTAAACTGAGCACCTAAAGGAGTTAAGTCGATTTGATCTCTATTGGTAGTAATTTCAAAATCTTGTACTCTTGCTAAATGTCTAAATCTAGAATTAACAGTTTGAAGTGTTACTTCTTTAGCAGCACTAGGAGTAACAAGTGTTAAAGCATCTGATTGTCTTCCTGTTATTGCAGCCGCAAACGTAGTAAATAATCTAATTCCACCCATCTTATCAACATAAACATACCAATTCCCATCTGGATGATTATGACCATTTACAAGTTCTAATGTGCTTTTATCAACTGTTGCAATCTCTACACGATCTCCAGTAATCAACGAACTAGAAAATTGATCAATTGAAAATCTTTTAGTTGTTGTATTTACATCATGCGGATCTAACTTTGTTTGAATAGGAGATGACAACGTATCTCTACGAATCTCTACCTCACCATTTTGTCCAAAATAAACAGCCACAATTAAGTAGAAATAGTGTCAACACTTGGAGCACCATCAACTTCAAAACTAAAATCAACAGATGAAATTTCTCCTACAGAACTACTCATAGAAACTGATGTAACGTACGCACCAAATTCAATATCTCTTGCATTTGTATCTGAACCTGATACTTCTTCTAATCTAAGTTTTAACGTAACTTTGTCTGATTCTGTTCCACTACTTTTTATAGCTGCTGTTAATAAATCAGTTACGTTAGGAGCACCAGCAGCAGTAGCAGTATAGTAATAAGCTCTTGCACTACCTGAATAACTTCTAACTCCTGGTTTCAATGTTCTGTCTGTATCACCCATTGCTGTGATTTCAAGTACAGACATTGACTGTGAAAAACTCCAGTTCTGTAATTGAGCAACATTAGTTCCTCCTACATACAGCTTTCCGTCTTTTCCACTGAAATACTTCGCCACAGCCCTAAATCAAAAACATTGCGTTTATTCTACGGTGAATCGAGACAAGCGACAAAAGAACAACTTACATTGCTCAAACCTTTAAATGTACTTGTTACAGTAGGAGGCCCAGAATATCTCCACTTAAGACTTGATCCAGACTCTTTTAAATAAGCTAAAAGGCTAGTATCAGTCACACCTGAAGTAGCATAACCACGATCAAAAGTTACATAATCCCAATCAGAATTTACATCTTCATAGTTATCTAAAATTAAAGCAGCGTCAGCATCAGTAATATTTGAAAAGCCTAAAGTCAAAGTTGCATTAACTCTTTTATTACCGTAACGCAAATGTGTTTTTGTACCGTCTAACGATTCAAAATTTGTACTTGGGTACGTTCCAGCCGAATAACTTCTGGAAGTTGGTTTAATTTGTGGAAATGGTTGTGCTGTTGTCATTGATCGTCAGTAATATTGAAATTTGTAATGTCTCCATTTAAGCCCCAATATTGCATAACGGAAAGTTGTCCATTGGTTTCTGTAGGAGCATAGCTACCAGCCACTTCAATTAATCCATCCTCACCATAAGAAATACTTTCACATTTATAAACTTTATTTTCTGTTGTTGTATTTTTAACAGTAAATAAAACACCGTTAGGAGCTTGAGAAAGTGTTGATGATTTAACTCCTACAGTCCCAGGCTCCCAATACAAAACATCTTCCGATCCAGCAACATCATCTTTACTCACGATTGTTCCATCTTCTAGCTTTGCACCATTTCTAAATCTACTGGTATGACTAACTTCTGAAACTAATCTAAAATATTCACCAGGGCTAAGAAATTGAATATATTGAGGAGCTGTTTTAAAAGTTAAACCATGATCAACTAAACGTCTTGACCTAATAGCAAAGAAAGCAAAATACTCTGCTTGTTGTCTTGAAGTACAAAAACCAGATAAATCAAAAGTTTCAATTGGATCAGTTGATCCACCAGCAATTTTTTCTTCAATTAAAACAGACTTTGTTTCTGGGAAACCGTTTGGATTTTCGCCACGATAAAGAACAGCAGCTCTAAATGTTTGTCTTTCTTCTG